AGTCACTGACCTTGCCAGTCATTTCGTCCACGTTTCCGCTTCCTCTACTACTGACACCGAGTTTGACACCAGCACCTAGCATCTTGGAGATAACGTCTCCCATAGGTGTTGGTAAAATTTTGAGTTTTCCGAATCCATTGGGTCCGTCAACCCACATGTTTTCGATCATGTGTGATACACGATCTAAGTTGATTTTTAGATCATCAGGATGGTCAACTTCACCCAAGACGGAGTTACCTTCTTTGAGTTGTTGAGTCAATGTCGATACAGCACGTTCGATCTCATGGACAGGGTAAATACGCTCATTTGCGTTCTTCACCCCGCCCTGAATGAAGATGCCCTTCATGTAGAAGGACTTCCCCTGATCGCCCTGCTCACTTTCAACGATGATACCAGCGTTGTTGTAAGTCAGATTTTCACGTAGGTACAGAGCCATTGTCCTATGTTCCTTAGATTCTGCGCTTAGCTGTCTTAGACTCAGCTACTGGGCTCTTAGCTTTGATAGTTTCAGTCTTTGGTGCTGGTGCTTTTGTTTTGAAAGCAGTCTTGCCAGCGTTGCCACCAACTTTGTTGATGTTACCGAAGTCTTCTTCTTTTTCGCCCTTAGAGTAAATGTTACTTGGCTTCTTAGCACTTGTAGGTACTGTTTCTGCGCCGTCGAATTGTACTGGCTTGCCGCCTGTTTCTAGACGCTTAGGGTTTTGTAGTGTTGGGCTCTTTGTTTGGTCGCCGTTATCACCCATCTTGCCGAACTTGTCGTATGTCTTGCCACCGACTTGCTTCAACTGAACAGATTCCATAACTTCGTCTTCCGCGCCTTCTTCTTCGCCGCCGAAGTCTTCTGCGCCTTCTTCGTCATCAATGCCGAAATCATCGCCGTCTTTGCCGTCGAATTCATCCGCGCCTTCGCCGCCGCCCATTTCAGCTTCAAATTCAGCCATTAGCTGATCTAACTTGTCTTCTAGGTCAACAACGCGGTCTTCTAATTCTTCTTCGCCTTCTTCGGCGCCGAATTCTTCTGAGCCCTCTTCGTCGCCGAATTCTTCGCCACCGAAGTCTTCTTCTTCGCCATCATCCATGCCGAATTCTTCTTCGCCGCCGAATTCATCTTCTTCCATCATGCCTTCCATGCCTTCGCTATCGCCACGAACTGCTTCGATTTCGCCTAATAGGCCGCCTGCTTGGTCTTCATCGGCCATGATGCCTTCATAGATTTCACGAGACTTCTCTACGATAATATCGTGAAATAGTTGTTCTGCTTGTGCTTGATCTTCATTGATGATCAAGTCGATTAATTTTTCAAATTTAGCTGCGCTCATTTAATTCTCCTGTAGGTTAATGGCTTCTGTATTTTATTTAGTGCGTAGTAATAAAATCAACTCAATAAAGTCGATTTTTTAGCGTTTTATGTATTAAAGACCGCCCTCTTGAGCAGGGGGTTGATATTGCTTACGAATTTTTTTGAGGTCAGACGCTCGTTCGAATGCTTGAACGTCATTCATTCTGCGAATTTTATTGATCATTCCTAGTGTAAGTTTTGTTTTACGTGCTTCGCTCCACGCAGGTTTAGAATTGTCATCTTCTAAATCTTGCATGTCGGTAGGGGCTTGTTGATAAAATTCGAGTAATAGCATTTGTTGTATTTATCTTACATCGGTGGTGGTGTTGGGGCTGCTCCGGGAGCAGCAGCTTCTGGTCCAGCGACTGGGGCGATGGGTTCCATTGGCGCACCAGCCTGATCTTCACCAGGCATAGTTTCAGCAGTTTCAATATCACCATCGATGTCACTCGTCGAGATACCAATACTTCTAAGATCACTGCCTTTTGCTGATGACTCATCGGCATCTGGCTCAGTTCTCTCTTCGTGCCATAGTTTCTGATTCTCTTTGATCTCTTCTTGTGATAGGCCTAAAAACCGTTCCATACAAAAACGAGTACTCATGTATGGCAGACCTGCCATCGTAGTGAATGTTGTTACTCTTGCCGTGTCTATTTCTGCTTGGCGATAGGAGGCAAAGTTTTGAGGTGGATTAAATTTGAGATCGAATAGACTAGCGTCGATATTAAAGCCTCTCCAACGCAAAAATAATTTAAATTCCTCGTTGAGCTTTTTGGAGATATAGTTCTGTAGACGCTCACAATACTGATTAAATCTATACTCTTGAATCATTGCTGTACCCACTCTACCGTCACTCATCGGCGTCTGTTGATCGTCTGGACCAGTTGGCAAATAAGAACTTGGAATTCTGAGGCCACGAGCTAATCTGTTATTGAAGTATTTCAAGTCGTCGATTTCACCTAAGTTTTGGCCGCCTTGAAGCATTTCTACTGAGCTACCGCGTCCTTCGCTGTTGACTGGGAAGAAGTAATCTTCATTCATTGATAGTGGGTTATAAGTAGCGTCTACGTTTGTGCCGCCGCCTTGAATTGATGGGATTCTACGTTGATGAATCTCGTCTTTGATTCTGTTGACAAAACTCATTGCCATATGTGATGGCATGTTACCCACGTCAATCTTGAATACTCTACGCTCTGGTGCTCTTTGAACACGGTAGATTAGAATCGCATCCTCAAGCAATTCTTTTTGCTTGTATACTTTGAATACGTTCTCTAAAATCGACTGACCGAATGGCCAGAATCTGTCTAGACCTTCAGTCAATGATAGATGCACAACATGCTTAGCATCAATAGCTGCTTCGTTGATACCAAGGGAGAAGCGAGAGCCACTTGTGCTATTCGCCGATGGCGCACTATATCCCTGTGATGCTGCGCCGCCGCCTGTGCCTCCTAGACCAGTACCAGATACATTGAAGTCAGTTGTTGTTTTTTGAGCAACAGATAAATTTTGTAAGTTAGGATTAATGTCTTTCATCACGTATTGCTCAGGCTCTTTGCCTTCACTTTCATTGACGATGACTTTTGTTACCTTTGTCATATCTACCCAATAAAGTTTGAATGTTTCTGGGTCTCTGACGAATACTTGATCGCCATACTTTACAGTGTTACGAAAAATCTTAAATACTCTGGTGTCGAATTCGTTGAGTTTACACCACTGCTGTAGCTGTTTGCCCACTAACTCTACTTCTGTTTGAGTTGGCTCATCATTAAATTTAATATCGAATGGTGTGCCATTGTGTTCATTTTCTTGCGTAGAGAACTCACTTAGAATATCTAGACAGGCGTTGATTTCAGGATCAACATCCATCATCTCGTATTGATTGTAACGCTCAACTCTATTAGGGTGACCAACGTATACTTCGGGAAGACGTGACTGATAATTCTTGAAGCCAAAGTCAGTGGACCCAACCGATGAACTAGCAGACGCCGTGTTCCAGTTGCCAGAGGCCTGACCTGAGATTGGACTCATTTGTCCTGAGGGGTTTGAGAAGCGTTTCTTGTATGACATCGTGTATTATTTATCGTTAGGCCATTGCGCGAACGAGTTTCTCGCGGTTGTCATTACCCTCGCTTAGTAGATTGATTACTGTATCGTACTTCTCTGCCATGTGCTCTAAGATCGCTACCATTTTTTCTTGTGCTTCGTTTGAACCGCCAAATGCGCCACTACCAGTGCCTAGTGCTTGCTTGCTTACGCCATCATTGGCTGGCGTGACAATCTCGTCGCCATGTAGCTCTACATTGTAGCCGGTCGATGGACCAGAGAACAATCCACCAGTTCGTGCCTTTTCAAAGTGCCATTTTTCTCCAGATACTGTTTGTTTTAGTCCAGAATCTTGTAATATTTTAGCCAAATCGTTATCAACATTACCAATATCTACCGCTAGTCCTTTTTCATGTTTACTTGTTCCCGGCTCAGCAGCATTCTTACCTTCTTTTCTTTTAATTTCTACTTGATCTTGATAGCTTCTAGCGCCGCTCGTGATAGTCAGTTTTCTTTTTGTCTGCTTGTTGTAGGCTGCTGCTGCAGTAAGTATTCTATCTTTCAAATCAGAGTCTAGACTGTCAAAGTTTTGTCTATGACCGGCGATGCCGCCGGAAAAATCAATCAGATCAGTTACTTGTTGTTTAACTGTATCTTGTGAATAATCGTTGCCAGTAATTGCTATTCTGGCCTGTTCCATTGCTTCTTTTGCTGATGCGCCGCTGCGTCTAGCTTCTACGTACTTAGGATGCTGTTGAATTTGTGACAACGTAGAAAAATTTCTTTTTTTAGTAGGGTCATCTAGTAATTGCTGAGTGCCTTTTGCCATAGCAGAGGTCTGAGAATTAATATTCGTAACAGAAGTTCCTCCGCCGGCTGGAGGTCCGCCTTGTATTGTATTTTTGTTTGTCGATTTTAATCCAACTGCTTCACCAAATTTTTCTACCGCGTCTCTGAACATTTCGGATGATGATTTGTGTATCTCTGCAGAATAATTCATCTGTCGTACATAAGAATCTTGCATCTTCGCAATCTCTTTTTGATTACGCAGAGCGTCGACCATGTCTTTTAATTCTTTGTTGTCCTGACGTTTAGACAATAAACTCTGAACATAGTCAATGACTCCTTTGCCCTCAGCTCCAGCAACTTCTTCTTGTTGTTTGCCTCTTATTGCAATTTCTCTTGCTTTTGCGGCTCCCGTAATCGCGATCTCGTCAATTTTACCAGATTCAAAAAATTTGTTTATACCGGAAAATCTTCGCTGATTTTGCTCTAAATTTTTATCAAGAGCCGCCAACCGTTCGGCAGTCGTAGATAGTGATTTATCGTTCAGCACATCATTAAATCGATATTGCAAATTGCCTTTTACACCAATTCCAGAGGCATTGCCGACTGCGGCAAACGATTGTAATGATTTTGCTTCGTTTTCTTGCCCCCTCATCATTAGCGCTTGTGCTAATTCGTTAGCCTTAGATAGTCTCTCTTTTTGAGGCTGATTATTGGTTACCTCAGCATGAGTCATGGCGGCAGCAAACTGATCTTGTGCCATTAATTTTTCTTGAGCACTCTGTCTTGATTTTCTATCAGAACCAGTTAACTCAGCAAGTAGTTCAGTTTCTTCAATATACTTTGCGGACGCTTTAACTATATCTTCGGTATTTTTTAAATTGAGTTTACCCATTCTCGCTTGATTAGTCAAGAACGATAGTACACCCTCGCGTTGCTGATCCTCAGTAACGCCCATTCTCTCGAACATTCTACTAAGATCAGTGTCTCTGAACGAGGCGGCGACATCAGCGAAATCTTGGGCTCCCTGTGACGCGAATCCACCAATCACCGATAAGTCATTCCTATGTTCGCCAAGTAACTTTACATACGCTTCTGCTTCCGAGACACTCATTCCAAACTGTTGAATTTGCTTGAATACCGTGTTCATACCGTCGGCACCCGTTATACCAGCTTTACTCAGCTCATTATACGTATCAAACAGTTTTCGTGTCTGTGTTGCGGCAATTTTATTATATTCACCGAATGCTTTTACCGCAGTGCCTGCTCCCATCGCACCTACGCCAAGTATACCAAGGGCTCTAGCAGAGAATTGAATTCCTTTGATGGCCAACCCTCCGGGTAAGAACCACGATAGAGCAGATGCTATACTACCAACGGTAGTGATGAACGTTCCAACAGATTCGGTCATCTTCGCAAATGCCTCTGCTGCTACTTCTGGTCCTCGTTTACCTTCATAGATAGCTTTGTTATATGATATGAACGCACTAGTTAATGACTTTGCTCCCTCTGCCGCGGTTCGTAAGCCGGCTTGAGCAGCAACACTATCGCCGGCGAGGTCAAAAAATTTATTTTTTAATAGATCCGAGCCATTACCGGCGGAGATCATTGCGTCTAGAACCTGACTACTAGAAGAGCGCTGACTTTTTGCTAGTTCTAATCCTTCTTTAATCGCTCTAGCTTCGTGTCCAGATAATTCTATTTTTTTCTTCAGGGTGCTATATTCTGTATCAGATAACCCCGTGACACGCTCGCGAGTTTTTATGTATTCTTGTTCTACTTGATTACGTTCTTCTTGCTTCTTTCGATACTGTTCACTGGCAGCAATATTCTTTTTTATGTCCGCTTGTTGTTTTTTGGCGGTCTCGGAACTAATCTTATCATTTTCTTTGATCTGTTTAGTGCTATCGGCTACTTGACTGCCAAACTCTGTTAGATTTTTGTTAAATGAGCCATTAGAGGCGAGCATGCCATTTAGTGCTCGCAGTTGCTCAGTTAAGTCTCTTAAATCTTGTGGGTCGAAATCGCTCATTGTGCTACCTTGTATGTTGTCTTTATTTCTATTGACCATTCCAATCAATAAATAGGGACTAAGACACTGTATTTATTCGTCCAAAATACAGCATTTCAGGAGTTACCACTATGAGCGACAATCCACTAAAACAATATTTCCGCCGTCCGGCACTGTATTTCAAGATTCCAAGTGAAGCGAAATACTATTCTCCGGGCGTTATCGATATTCCACCAAACGGCGAAGTAGCCGTTTATCCGATGACTAGTATCGACGAAATGACCATCAGAACGCCAGATGGACTATTCAATGGTCAAGCTATCGTCGATGTCATCAAAAATTGTATTCCTGCGATTAAAGACCCATGGGCACTCAATGATATTGATATTGAAGCATGTATTATTGCTATCAGAGCTGCCAGTGTTGATGGTAAGATCGAAATCGAGACTACCTGTCCTGCTTGTGAAGAGACATCGAAGTACGACATCGACTTATTACGCCTACTCAGCGAGAAGAAGAACGTTGATTTTAGTACGCCACTTGAGTTAGGAGAGCTATCTATCAAATTCAGACCACTTACATATGCTGAAAATAATGCTAACTCAGCTAAACAATTCGAAGTTCAACGACTAGTAGCTATGGTAGATGAGATTGAAGACGTGGAATTAAGACAAAAAACAGTCAATGACGGGGTTAAACGCCTTAATGATATGTTGATCGACGTAGTGACTCAGATGATTGAGCATATTACCACTCCAGAGTCTACAGTAAGCGAAAAAGAGCATATCCGTGAGTTTTTAGTCGAATGTGACAGTAAGACCAGTGCTGCCATTAAGAAAGCTAGTGTGGAAATGCGTACAAAAAATGATACCCCACCATTAGCAATGAAATGTATCCACTGTCAGCATGACTACAAACAACCATTAGTACTGAACTTTACAAATTTTTTCGATTAAAACTTCTCCATATGCCATCTGACCAAATAGAGAAGTTTACAGATAACATGGTCAAAGAAAAGAAACTAATCAATCGAAATGCCAAGAAAATTGCTTGGTACATGAGAGGTGGAGTTGATTACGTGGACATCATGAATATGTCCCAAGAAGAAGTCGATGATTTGAATTCAATTATCGAAGAGAACTTGGAAACTACGAAAAAGACAAAGATGCCCTTCTTTTAAAGAGGAACTCAACTACGTCTCGTTCCATCTAAACAGCAGTCCTTACGTACTGCTGTTTTTTTGTTTTCTAAAAAGAAATGTTCTGGTGTAACTGCCATCGGTGCGGTCGCTTAAGGAGCGAAGCGACGATGCGGCTGCAACGAGTGTCGTTGAGCGAAGCGATACGACACATACCACATATCTAACTACATATGCCCTACGATAATATTATTGTTGTTTAATAATTTTAAATAAAAGTAAGCGACAGAGGCTTAATTCGGAAGAATCTTGCCCCTGGCGCATCCATAAACTGAATGGTAGCTCTGGTATCCATACACGCCTTCTGGTCTTACCCGCATACGTGTAACTTCTTGCCCTCGGTCGCTACAACCTCGCTTGTTATGTCTTTGTACCTCGGCTCGCTTTTTAAGTATTTCTACCCCAAGTGGTCTACTTTCAGGGTTTCACGCCGTTCACGTTTCCAGTTATTACACTGGTGTTAGGGATCATAACGTCTTATCTACAGTATCTCTCTATCTCATAAGAACACGTTAGTATTTCTACTAATAGGCAGGCCGCTGTCTTCGGCCCCGTTATTTGTGGACTTTACAGAATGAAGAATGAGTCTCTACGTTGTAGTTCGCGAATCAATTCATCGACCAGGTGATAGTCTTTGATGTTCAGAATCGCCCACTGTAAGTAGTCTAGCGGCAAGTCCCTGAACTCATAGTTCTTGTACTTACCGAATCTCATAACTTTTCTTCTTAGAGTCGGTGTCGATATGCCTTGACCTAATTCACGTTTTACACTTGCTTGAGTAGATACAGTTCTTTGTCTAGCAGTTTTTTTGTAATTCGTGTTGCGGGCCATGAATATCTAAGGGTTCTGTGTTTTATCTAAGTGTAGTAGTGCTTCTCGCACAGGGTTCTGTATTAAATTTTAAATTTGAGATTTAGATAGAGATTTAACGACTTGACTGTTATTAGCAAAGAAGTCGTCAAAGTCAGTGATGTACCACTGCCCTAACGTCTTGCTATTATACACTGTATAATTTGTAAAAGTCAAGTGTTGATTCGGCTGAACAGCAACATATTTACCCTTTCTCGTGATCTTAAACATAAGAATGTTAAAGTCATTAGAATCAGCGACGGTCATTAGTTGTTCTAACCAACCATCTAGTTGCTTACATCCTACATAGAAGTTGTGAAAGTCAAGTTCACCATAGTTCTTGGCCTCAGCGTTGAACTGATTCCAGTCATCAGGCGCCGTAATGTCGCCCTTGGTACTCTGAACTTGGCCTGCTGTCAAAGTAGCTTTACGATGAACATTTCGTCCACCGATGTATGCTCCGGAGCCCGTGATGTTTCTAATGAAAGATTCACCATATAGTTCAGAGAGAAATTTCGCAATTTCCCTTTCCCACGCTGATCCCTTGCTCTTACTTTTACTTGCCATGTGTTCTACTTAGTCTCAAAATAGAGTGCTGAAAAATTATTCAGCGTCTGTTTCTTCTTCTTGACTGCGGAGACTGGTAAACCCGTTCTCTTTAACGACAGTCAAGATTTTGTCGATGCGGCTGACTAGTTCTTCTTTGTGTGATACTAACCACACACTCTTATTTCTTCTGCGAACGAAGTCTTTGAGTACCGCTACGGCATTATCAACGCCAACAGCATCCATGCCGTTGTCTACCAACTCGTCAATCATCAATAAGTTGATAGGTGAGTACAGATTCTCAAAAACATCGCGGAATGCGAATGATAGGCCGAGAATCAAGCGATTGCGCTCACCCCGACTCAAGTTATCGAAGTCCAGGTCACGGCCTAGTTCAGTAATCTCGACGCTCAAATCATTCTGGAAGACTACTTGATGTGGTAGTCCCATCTTGTCTAAGTACTGAGCGAGTCTACTATTTAAATAGCCTAAGTTCTGTTCGATGATTCGCTTACGCACGAACGACTTCTTATTTGTTAATAGATCGACAAGATAATCCTGATGCTTCATCACACGATTTAGTTCATCGATAGTAGAGTAGTCAACCACTTGAATAGCAGTTTCTTGCATCTCGACAATCTGCTCACCATACGGGTCAGCTTCATTACTCTTCTCGATAAGTTGTGCTTCTAAATTAGCAACTTGTGTTTTGTGCTCGATTGCTTCTTGTTCAGTCTTATAGTGAGTAGTGGGCTTCACTCCAAGGTCAATCTCTTGTTGTTCTGCTAGTTGTTCAGCATATGGGTCAATCTCCATCTGCTTAGTGGCAATCTGCTTGACGATGTTTTCAATCTCACTGCTATGACGAACTGCTTCTGCTTCTGTCTTATAATGAGTCACTGGACGATCACCCAGAGGCTCAAGCGCACGAAGAGCGTCAGTGTGCTCCATCAACTGAGTGTTCGTAGATAGTGCTTGTAAGGCAGCCTCTTGAAGTGCTTTTTCTTTTGTAGCGAGAACAGATTCATGGTTATCATCATGGAAGTCTTGACCACAAGCATAGCACTTGTGATTCTTTAATTCTTCTACTTCTGCCTTCAGCTTGTCGATGACTTTTTGTTCCTTCTTCTCTGCGGCAAGACATTGGTCAATGTACTTCTGTAACTGAGTCATGTTTGCTGATTTTACTACCCAAGCAGCCAAGTCTCGATGTGCCTGTAGCTCCGTATTAATATCGATATGGGATTTCTCGTCTAAGATCCGTTCCAGTTCTGTCAATTCAGAGATATTTTTATTTTTCCACTGAGTTTGGCGAGTTAGAATGGATTGGTACGTATCACTTTGTTTCTTTCGTTCGTTCCAGATAGCTAGATCCTTATGAGCAAGTAACTCGGCATCAATATCAATAGCACTCAACTTCTCGTAGTTAGTGGCCAGATACGCCATGTCACTGTCGTATTTCTTTTGCCACAGTACTTGACGGCGTTTCAAGGAATCAATCTGTTCCTGAATACGCTTATTAGATTCGTCGATACTACGAACACGATATTCTTCTGAGGTAATCGAATCTTTTGTTTGCTTGATTAGTTCTTTAACTGCTACTGCCTTCTCACTCAATAGAGTGATACCTAGCAACTGCTCAATAACTTCACGCTGTTCTGCTACTTTAAGCGACAAGAAGGGAGTAGTGTAACTGTTCAAACCAACGATGTGATTGAACATAGTGTTAGACATACATAGAACACGCTCAATAGCGTCTTGTGTCTCGCGGCTATCACCCTGTGAGTCATCTTCACTTGATTGCTCTTTGTTGTTAATGTAGAACTTGAGTGAGTTAGGCTTACGAGTTCGCTGAATCCGGTAGTCGATACCGCGAACAGCAAACTCGATAGTAACCGACATGTTCTTTTCGTTAGTCCGATTTATTAAATTATCCTTTTTAATTGAGTTGATAGCAGTGCCAAACAGGGCATACGAGATACCCTGGAAGATAGTACTCTTGCCTACGCCGTTCTTTGAGCCAGCATCCGAGCCGCCTAAGTCGATGTTTTCGCCTAAGATTAGCGTTAAGTCTTCGTTGTTAAGTTCTACGCTTTGCGCTACGGCGCCGAACGACATAAAATTTCTCAATTGTAGCGATTTGATGGTGATCATAGATGTTTATGGTTAAAGTTTATTAGGTAGTATAGCATAATGC